AACAATATTTTCCCCTGAAATTGGATCCCAATTTACTTCACAGGAAGACAATAAGAATAACTCATCATGAGTTCTTAAACTTGAAAAGATTTCTAGGTCTACGTATCTAGGAGAAGATGTAGACATGATAAGAGACCCAGGAGATGACGAAGAGTCTGCAAACAAAATATCTACATAATCTATGTTGGTTTCATCGTAGAACCTAGTAACAACATTTGGTCTGCCAGTGACTATTTGACCGGTCTTGCTAACAGTATAGTTTAATGGATTTCTTCTACCTAAATAACCATCAAATTCGCCCGTGACCGAATCATAATTTAATACGTAGAATCTTAAATATTTATTAAAAGAAAGAGCGCTTCCATCAGTATATCCTCTTAATTTTGAAGATACATCAATTATATGAAAATTATTTGTTCCTAATAAATCTCCCGACTCAAGCTGAATGGGCATTCTCATTCTTTCATGAGAAAATGTCTTGCCTTGATCTGTTAAATAAATATCATGAAATCTCTTATAATCTGTAGATGTTGATATGGGGTTAATTAAATTTTCAAAATTAAAACCAACAGAATCATAAGAGAAATACAATTTCACTGGTAAATTTGGTTCCGCCGAGGCTACCGCAGGCAAAATAGAACCAGAAATAGAATTAAGAACTGTAATTTGAGTGTATGCAGGGGCTGTTCCGCAAGATCCTATGAAATTAACAGACTTAATTATAAATCTACCATAATCAACATCACTATACAAGCCATCATCAAAAGAAACCGTAGGCTGAACAATAATTGTTTTTCCGGCTTTAATTCCAGAAGGGGCTAAATTAGCATTAACCGTATAAGTAGTTTCTACGGTTGTGAATCCTAATTGGGTTCTGTTTGAAATATAACCATCCCAATAACCATCGGTGGTTAAATACATTTCTTGGAAGCGATCTACTTTGGCTCCGTTTACAATTGCATATCTGCGATTCAAAGGTCTGATTACCTTTGTAGGAGACTGTGCCGATAAAGAATTAATCCAAGTACTTTGATAAGCTGGAGATGCTAAGTTTGCTCCAATAGAGCCAAAACCAAGAGCGTCAAAAGTATCAGTTAATGTATTATTTCCACCAATAACATTATTAGTGTATGAGCCTGTTGCTAACGTGCCTGATGCATTGGTTCCATTGATAATAGCAAAAGAAGCATTGTTAATAACATCTGCTAGCATAATTCCAAATTCGCCATTATGCTCAAATGCAATAAATCTATAGTTGTAACCAAACTCTCTAAACCTATCATTGGTAGTAGCAACCACAGATGACAAGGAATAGAGACCAGGAGTAGCTCCCGCATTGCCAGTAACATCAATTCCTGGCAATGAAATAACTTTATCGGCAGGATTTCCTGTAGGGTAAAATTCTAAATATAAATTATAGTGAGTTGAATTTAGTTGGTTAGAATCAAAGTTTAATCCTAACGCCATAGCTCCACGAGGGTCCCCTACAATTATACTTGATAAATTATTTGTAGCAGTTGGTGTTCCAAAAGCCCTTGCATTTGCTGAAGCGGTAGCAAATATGCCAGCAGTATCAACATCATACAATGCTTTATCTATTCTAGCAGAAGCGTAGCCATCAATGGATGAACATAAATTGACTCCGTTGATTCTAACCAACCACTCAGAGCCAGGCGTAAATCTTATTGATGTAATTGGGTAGCTTGCCTCTAGTCCATTTGCATAATCAACTCTAATGATATCGCCAACTCTAACCTGAGAAAATAATGCATCAAATTTAAAATTAGCATTATCAGGAACAAATTTAATAATATCATCGCCGAAAAATAAATCATCAACTGGGAACGTATTAGGAGGCTCTGTTAAATAGGTATAACACGTAGTAGACGGAACTACGCTATGACCATAGCCATCAAGACCAATGACTTCAGATCTGGAAATTTTTGGAATTGCATTTGCGTGCTGGGTAGCTCTATGCTGCCCCATATTTAATATCTCTGCCTGATCTAAATAATTAAATACAGATTGAGCATCTGTTGCAGTCATTGGAATTTCTTGAAAATTATCCGTATCTACTACGATAGCAGAGGCAATGTGGGCTTGAGATGTGGCATTTTGATGGCTCGTAAAATCATCATTAATTTGAAGTAAAGCATCGGCTACATTTGTAGCTGGTCTTAAATTGTTATTTTTATCTTTAAGACCCGTCCAAGTAAAGAAAGGATCTCTAATATCAGATGGAACAGAATTTAAATCAATATGACTTAAAACGTGACGAGCAGAAGAAAATCCATCTGATAAATAAGTTGCGCCAGAAATATGCAAATTTAAATCTGCATAAACAGTATTATTAACAAAAGAATTTAAAGAGTTTAATAAGCCAGAATTTGCCGAAATTAATGTATATAAATCAGTAGTAGAATGAACTAAAGACAGTTTACTCTCTTCAATTCCAGCATTTGTTCCAACTTGATTGTTTGTAATTGGCAACGTCACTAACCCAATAGAAGTTAATGCGCTAGATTTAATTGTGCCATCAGGATTTAATGAAGTATCTAATCTATTAGCAACCGTAGTTACAGATCCCTGAGGTTCAACTCCAAGAGTTTCTTGAACATTAAAAACAGCGTCACGCAAAGCATTAATAGCTTCCTGACCTGTTTCTGTAATATTATCATCTACACGGGGAAGTGTAATATCATCATCTAACTCAAAAGGATAAACGCTCATTTATTTCCTAACTTAATTTAATATTTAGCATCTATATGCTTAGATATTAGAACATTAAAAAAAATATCAGCTAGAACTTTCAACAGATTCTTCTTTTTTGTTTTTATTTTTCTTTCCGTATTTCTCTGCAATGCCTGAAATATAACCATTAAATAATTGTTTTGTCATTCTGTATACGTACCCGCTAAAAAATCCGGCAAAAATACCCCAAATAATTCTATTTGCAGGCGAAGTATTAAACATTTCAGGATAAGGATAAGATTGAACTAGCCATGTAAAAATTATTCCCGTTCCAGGGGCACCGGATGGTAATAAAATATCTTTCCATAATTTATTTTGCCACTTCCCCTCTTTGAGCATAGCGGGTAAAAATTTAGAGAAAAATAATTCTAAAACTTTTCGTTGAAGTTCAACTAAAATATAAATTACTACGCAAAGAACTAAAAAAGCAGGACCAAATAAACTAGTTACTGAAGATATAAATTCATCCATAATTTACCTTGTTTAAGATTTAAATTATACAAAATTATGCCAATTTAAATTTTTAAAACATATAAGTAATTTCAATATCAGTAATAGTTGCAGCTATACTTGTAGATGAATCTATTTGTAAAGTAATTTCAATATACGCAGGATCTGAGCCCTGTACAATATAATCATTCACTCCAGCTGTAACAGTAAGCGTGTCACCACTTGTAGTTAATGGCGAAGAGGTATCTGAAACGGAGGCTCCGCTATTTATTAAAGATAAAGTAGCAATTGAAGTTGTTGTAGGGTTGGCACTAACATCCACACCTACACTAACCTCCATAATTGATGCGCCTTCTGGAATTACAGTCTTTAAAGGAATAGTCCACAAAGCTGTAAGGTCATCTCCAGTATCTCTATAATTTAAAACAACATTTGTTGCCGATAATGAGTTTCTAAATACAAAATCAGAATTAAATGTTGTAACGCCATTAACTAGCCCCGCTACGCTATAATAAGTAGATCCGGTGCTTTTCAAGCCAAGCTGACCATATCCGCCAAAAATCTTAATAGTTTGAGTTTGATTTTTATTTCTAGCAACAATCCAATTATTTGCAGAAGAAGTATTATCCTCTACCAACGTAGTGGTCGTACCAGAAATATAAGGACTTACAAATGAATTATCTATTATCTGACCACGGACATCTGTGGTGGAAGCAACTAAAACATATCCCCTGTATAAGGTAGTTAATGCCCCTGCTGAAGAAGTTCTGTCAAAAATATTATTAGAAACTATTGAATCTCCCGCACTTGACCTAGCTCTACAATCTAAAGCTAAACAGCCCTTAAATCCGGTACCTGTAGCTGCTAATCCGCCAGAATTATTAGCATTAATTCTGTTGCCATTTGCGTTAATATAATTAGATTTTAACGATACGGAAGAATAATATGAGCCTGTACCAGGAGCAATATTTTGAACATTTACATCAACTGCATTATTATTAAAATTAATAAATGAAGTCTTACCATCAGTATCATAAGTATTTAAAATTATACCTGCATGATTAGTAAATGGGGTTGATGTAAATGGCTTAGATCCAAGAGAAAGATAATTATTATTAAATGAAATATCAGCCCCCTGTGCATAAACTTGAACAGAGCCGCCAACATCATAATTAGTAGATGTAACTACAGTATGCTGAGCGTACAATCCGCCAGAAGCCGAATCGGATGTACTTAAAAATTGATTTGACTCTATAGTAATTGCTCTATAAATAGAATCAGTAGCATCCATATCAACATCAAAATCTAATATTGTAATATAATTATCATCTATTAAAGAAATTTTATTATTTGAAATATTGCAATAATTTTGATTTGCAGTAGATGAGCTTCCGGTATCATTTATTTTTACTTGAATAGGAAGACCCCCAGAATTAAAAACATTATTAACTACATTGATACTATTAATCCATTGCAAGAAAAGACCAACAATTGGATAACTAATTAAAGAATCTATATAGGTATCGCTGGGAGTATTAAAATAACAAGATTCTATATTTACATCTGAAGACCTGATTCTAATAAAATAATTAGCCGTAGTTATACCGCTAAATATATTTGCAACAGATTCTCCATTAAGGCTACATATAAAAGAAGAGTTTTTAATATTTAATTTTGTAGTTAAAGAAGAAATATTTACATAGTATGGATTCCCTACATATGGCAAATTATTTATAGTAATTCCAGAAGCATCAAACACGCATCCGTCAATTGTAAAATTAGTATTATTTGTTCCAGTTGCAAATGTGTCTCCAAAAAGAAGAGCATAACCTGTTCCATGAAAATATGAATTGCTTAGCTTTATAATATCTATTTCAGGTAAGAATAGAGACCAATTTCTATCAAAAAGACCAGTTTGATAGAATCTACATTTTGAAATAATAGCCTGCATTCTTGTCGCATCTGCATCGTAAGAACCAAGAACATTAGTAGAGCTATCAGAGCCAGTTGTATCAACATAAAGATTTATATCTTTAAATATACAATTATCAACTTCTATAACTTCAGCTCGTGAATCTGAGTTGCTTGTAAAAGCAGAGCTTACATGAATTGAATGAAATTCTCCCCTAGAAGAAAAATAAATATTTTTTAAACTATTTCCAAGTATAATATATTTATGATTTAAATTGTTTGTAGTTGCTCCAGATGTTTCAATTCTAATTCTAGGATATCTTTTTCCTATTGGATTTCCCTCTAATTTTAAAGAAGTAAAAGTTCCGCTGCTAGCAGTTATCTTGTAATCGCCTGGATTTAAAATTATTTTAGTTGGTATTTCTGAAGCTGCATCATAAGTAGATAATATTAAATCTAATCCATCTGTACCTAAAATATCACCTTCATCCATGCCCAAAACAATGGTCCAAGGCTTGTTACCATCTTTTCCGGCGCTAAATGCATTTCCATGCATTGTAGCTCGAATAGGGCTTGTATATGCAGGATCACAAAGTCTAGAAATATTACCTATAGTATAACCAGAATTTCCTACCACTTTAACACTGCAATCCGTTGGATTTGAAACTACATCGGATAAAATCCCTAATAATGTCTCAGAATAAGTACCAGCCCCCAAAAAGAAATTATTTTCTATTTCTATATTTGCTAGCGAGGAAAGAACTCCGCAATCATTTGTGGAGTAAGATGTAGATTCCTCTCCGTAAAATTTAATTTTGCTATTTTTAATAGATAAATAATCTGCCCTTCCAAGCTGCGGTCTAAAAAATACAGAATTTCTTAAACCATCAAAATAACATTTATTTATGTTAATTGATGTTCCCCTTGCCAGCCCCGCTGGTAAAGTAAATATCGCTGTAAGTGTTTTTTGTCTATTTAATACGGGACCGTCATTTAATCTGCCAATAAATGTTACTTTTTCAAATTCAACATTTGAACCACGGTCTACTAAAACCATCGCCCCAGTAGACAATGTTGTATTTCCAGAATTTACATACCCGTCAGAATTATCTGTAATAATTAAATTTTTAAATAATGTCTTTTTTACATCAGTTCCTAATATTAAATTTTGGTCTCCAGAACCAGAATCTCCATTTATAGAAAAATCGGTAGTAATAGCTGAAATATTAAAAATAGAATTTCCGCCAGAAGTCTCTCCAATAATATAAACTCCTGGTCCTTCTCCAATTAAAGAAATGCCATTTGGAATTGTAATTGTACTAGAAACTCTATAATATCCAGGTAATAATAATATTATTCCACCATTTGCAAGTCTAGCATCAGTAACCGCAGCGTTTATCGCATCTTTTAAAGTGGGAGTCTCTACAGAATTAACATTATATTTTCCTGTAGCATAAAATCCAGAGTATCCATCCAAGCTACCAATAGAGATAAATCCAGTCCCATTACCATTAACATAATTATATATACTCTCTATTGCCGATTGTACAGTTGAACCGTTTAACACGGCAGGATTCATGTCAATTGCACTTGCCTCGTGCCGCCAGTCAGTTCCACCAGTATGTGCGATAAAATCCTGATAGTGAACTACAGGACGACCACCTTCTCTTAATCTACTTGATCCTACAAATTTTGTCATGCCATTATGCCAAATCATTACCTTAGCCAAGGCTTTTGTTTCTTTTAATTATATTTTAATTTTAACTTAGACTTTAATTAGTCATGCCACTCTCGCCTACCCAAATATATAAACTCATTTCTAATCTATAATTTTGTTTAAAGAATAATTATCTAAAGTTCCTTCCAAGATCGCCTGGACAGTCTGCAGCCTAATCTGCTCAGTCTAAATTAGCTCTTGGTTAAAAATTATTCTTTATTATACGCGCGTAACACACACGCACACGCGATATATAAGATCTATATATAATATATATATTAAGATCTAGATCTAAGATCTATATATAAGATCTGATCTAGATCATGATCTTACGAAGTAAGATCATATGAGAAATTTCACCCAAACTCAAAAAGTCCAGGATCAGAAATTACAATATCCTTATTTTTTCTTTGCATGAGATTTGATTTGTGCAAATCTCTAAAAGAGATATTATATTTATTTTTTAATATTTTTAATAATTTAATTAAAGACTTTGCTTCAGGATAACTTTCTAGAACTCCCATTTTCAAAGGTGTATCCAAAGATTCATAATTTTTAGGAAATAACCCAGTATCTAAATTCCAAAAAAATGAATAGAACTCTTGACTGCAATCTTGAGCGTATTCATTGATTAATATTGTATTTTCAACTTTTTGATATTTTAATATAATTTTAATTATTTCACTGATAGCTTCAGTAAGAATTGGTAACTTATTTTTAAAATCACCATACTGTTTAGGAAATTTATAATTATATAATAATTCTGATATCTTATTTAATAAGATTAAAAAATTTTCTTTTTTAAACAAAAATTCTTTATAAACATCTTTGTTAGATAACAACATTGATCTAACTAAAGATTTTAAAAATTGATCATCTGCTTTGATTTTTTTAATTAAATTAATATATGATTGACCTTCTGTTTGATTTTTCTGTTCATAATCGGAATCATATTGAAAAATGCTTTTTAAAATATCTGTAGAAAGAGGTTCTAATTCTTCAACAATTGCAACATGAGGAAGTATAGTTGGTTGCTTAAATCCTCTTTCTTTAATAGATAAAGATTTAAATTTTTTAAAAATTAAAGAATTATCTGCATATATAATTTTATAAATATTTAATATGTGTTTTTGTAAATCGCTTGGTAAAGAATTTTTTATTGCATTTAGCTTGTCTAAAGCTTCAATATCTTCTTTGTTGTACGTAACTTTTGCTACCGCTGGAATTCCATTATAAATTACTTTATATACAGTAGAAAATGTACCTTTCCCTAGGTGAGAAATTCCTTTTTCATCTCCCGAACCAATATCTACTGGAATCGCTCCCAAAGATAATAAATAAGCCTCTTCAAAAGAAAGAGCTTGCTCTTTCTCCATCTGCTCTTTTAATCTAGCTTCAAATTCATCAGCTAACTTTAATATGAACTGATATTTCATAATATTATTGTATGAATATGCCCATCAGCTCCGGGTTGAACGATTCCATTTACAATTTGATGCGTATGATGCTGTGAAGTATTCGATCCGCCAATACTTGTTAATTGATTAACTTGAGAAATATTGGTAACTTTCTCACTTACGGTAACTGTATGTGAATGTGGTAAAAATATTCCACCCATGTTAATACTAGTAGTTAATTTACTAGGCATCATAGAACTATCAGAAAACACTTTAATTTTATAAGCAGAATCAGTTTTGCGAATTCTTTGTGCTCTGAATTTTTGAGCACCACTTATTCCATAAAATAAAACGTTTCTATTTACAGAAAGTATTTCATAACGTGCATCTTCTAAAGTTTTATTGTAAGTATCGTAAAGAATAATTACATCACGATCTTTAATTACCGGATAAACTAAAGTCCAACCATTTGGTGTAAATGTATTTTCTAGACCAGCTTCCTGTTGTGCAATATCCTCATCTGTAGGATCTATTCTAACTAAAATTCTTCCATCGCTTCTTCTGGGATTAAAGAATTGCTCATATCCAACAGTAAATCCTGTTCCAAAACAAGTTGGACAACGATCATCTGGCTGCTCAACTTCTGCCATAAAGCACCTGCAACGAGTCCCTGTATGGTATCTTCTTAGCAAGACAGCTTCTCTTCCAGTTTGCTCTAGTAATAATTCCTCTCTTCTGTTATTTTCGTCACTAACAGAAACTCCCCTAACTTGTCTTCCTACTCCATCATATCCATCTGCACAGTAAATTTCTCCGCCAAAATAACTTCCAATGCATTTTCCAGTTAAATAATCTTTAGGATTAGTTCTTCTCCATCCTACTAAATCATACTTTGGAAAATCAGATTCATTAGCTTCTGTGTTTTCTAAATTAGAATAAACAATATCTTGACTGTATTTGTAGCCATCTGCTTGAGTAGATGCAAAATCAGGATAAGCATAATTTATAGTTTCCATAAAAGATTTGGTATTCTTCTCTTCAAATCCTTTAAAAAACTTTACAAATGGATCCCATTGCTCATATCCATCATAACCATCAACATCATGAGCACGAGCTGTGGTTTTTAAAATTCCACGAGTTAGTCCGGTAAGAGCACTATTTGGAATATCTTTATTTGTATAGCTTAATAGTTCTATTCCAACTTGCACAATTCCATAATTAGGAAATAAATTAATATCTTCTACATACATAGAAGTATCAGCCTCTGTCATCGCCGATAATAATAAAGATTCTGGATAAATTTTTGCTACGCCTAAATCTGGAAGACCTGATAAAGAAACTACCGCAGGATCAAATTGAGTTGCCCTAACTGCAAAATGATAACTGTCACCTGGAGTGAAATCCAATAATTCAATAGATGTTTTATTATCTATGACTAAATATTTTGGACCTTCTGCAAAAACATCCTCTTTAACACTAGAATAATAAATATTATATCCTAATTGATAATTATAAGGACTAGGATAAGCCCTAGTCCAATTTAAAATAATGGCTTGACCATCCGAACTGCAAGATACTTTTTGCAGCCCAGTGATTGTTACTGGTAAATACGTAGGTACAGGAGGTTCACATGCCATATCATATATATACGAAATTAATCTTATGTTCTACCAAGGTCTATTTTTTTTAATTTCTTCAAGATGTTTCATTAAAGCATCAATCCTTGCTCTGCTTTCTGGATCTATTGGTAGTGGCTTTTTTAATTTTCCATAGGATTTAGCTCTCATCCGAGCATCTTCCTCTCTATATGCCCTGAGTCTTTCTAGAGCTTCAGGGTCTCCTTGTTCTATTAATTGTAATTCTTTTAATATGTTCCCAAAGCCTTCTGCATATGACATGGGATAGTTTGAAGGCTCTTGTTCTATTGATTTTGGCTTTTCGGAAGGAAATAAGCTTAATTGTTTTGCTGCAATTTTATAAATATTTAATCTATCCTTAACAGAGGAGGTAGATAAAAGTGCATCTTTCTTATCTTCTTTTTCTTCTTCGGGAACATCATGATGTTCCAAAACTTTATCTATATATTTTTTAGCTGCTTTTGGACCATCTTCCTCTGTAATAAATTTTGTTTGATTTTTAAATCCTTCTTGCTCATAAGGATTATCTAAATAAGTTTTTGCTGTAGAACCTTGAGTTGGACCATCTGCAAAACATTGCTGCAATACATGTGTAATCTCGTGTACCATGTAATGATCAATTTCTTCCGGATGCTTTCTTAGCTTTTCATTAAAATAAATAATTCCATGTTGAGTGCGAGCAGAAACTTCCAATGGGGCAAAACACATTGGCATATGATCAATTAAATCTAAAGATTTTTTTTCTTTTTTAAAAATTTCTTTAATTGTATCGCTTGATTTAATTTTTTCTTTAATTTTATCAATTATTTTAAGATCTTCTTTTACACTCATGTTTTGCCTGAAATTATATTTTTAATATCTTTAGTTGTCTTGTTATTATCTTTAAGTATCCCATCAAATATGTATTTTGATAAATTAAGCTTATCGCAAAGTTCTTTTATAGTTTTAACAGAAGGTGCTTCTTGCAAAATAGATTCTATATTTGCTTTGGAATTTTTAACTTTAAATTCCAGTTTAACTCTTTTCTTTAAATAAGAAATGTGAGAAGTGGTGCATTTTAATATTCTTGCTAGATCTGCTCCGGAATAACATTGCTTGGCAAGCTCTTGAACTTCTTCATAGTCGTATTTACTAAAATGCATGTCCTTTCTTGTTTTAATAGATGCCTCAATGCCTTTCTGTCTTTGTTCGGCGGTCATTAATTTAAAGTTAGAAATAAAATTATCAGAGGAAGCCATTTTTTTAGAATGTTCTGATATAATTTTTTTAATTTCTTCTGAATGTTTTTTTCCATGAAATGGATTAGGATTATTTTCGTAATGTTTTTTAATTTTTTCTGACATCTTTAGCTTAGATTCTTCAGTGTGCTGCTTGCCTTTAAATGGATTTGGATTGTTTTGATAGTATTCTTTCATTTTTGCAGATTGCAAAGCTAATCGTTCAGGTGTAAGGCTTTCTTTTGTTATTTTAGATAATTTTTCTCTTACTTCGGGCGTGAGATTATTTATCTTGCCGCCTGAAGTACTATTGTATCCGTATAACCTATTGTTTGATTGGTAGATTTCTATCCATTTAATTTCACAAGCTTCTGCGTCTTCTACGCTAAAGCATTCTACCACTTCTAAAACTATGTGATGCCAATCTTCTTTTCCGTATTTTTGGATTGCTCGGTGAAAGTAACAAGAGTTTTTTGGATTGTTTTTACCGGATTCTATTACATGACGATTCCAGCGCCTTGTAATGTTTGTTTTAGTGATTCCAATATAGACTTTTCCAGTGGTTTTATTAATATGCGCGTAAACTTCATATCGCATGTCTTTCCCCTTCTTTAGTAGATCTGTCTTGCTCTTAACCAACGCAAACGAGCGAATTGAGGAGCCCTCATTACGCTTCCTGTTAATGAACCGATTGCCTGCGGAGCGGGTTTCATCGTCGCCTTAGCCATCTTACACTTATCCATATAATTCGTCAGTTCCGTACTCCACTGCGTATTCAATAGTTCGCTAATCGTGGGAGGCGTTAAGCTCACTCCATTATCGCTTAAACTATATTCTCTTCCACGTTCAATTAGAGCCTGGCTAGACAAGGCTAACAATGTCGCTCCTTGGACTAAAATATCATAAAATATAGTGATAATTTCAGTATGATGAAATTCAAACATTGTAAAATGCGGAATTTGATTAAACATGCTTAAAGATTGAGCTAAAAATGTTACTAATTGATCCGTACTATAAATGTCACAGTCTACATAAATAGGATTATTAAACTGATCTACACCTGCAGATTTACCACTAGATTTTAATCTTGCTTTTAATCCTTTTAATAATTTATTAATATTTAAGATTGCAGTTTGAGAATAATTAAATGGAACATCATCCCCTAATGCCCAATAACCATCACTGTTTGTTAATGGAGTTTGAGTGTAGAAAACATTAAAATTAAATTCTTTAACAACAATTTCTCCGGATGGAATCTGACCTCTCCATAGATCTACCCAAACTCCTTGGCTGACTTGCAAGGCAGTGGTATAATCAAATCCATATAAGCCGGTATTTACACGATACACGCCCATGCTAGTAGGACCGATTACTACGTTTCCACTGGGCTGAATAATTGTAATTTGAGGAGCTGTTGGTAAATCTACAGGATTTCCTGATAAATCATAAAATTGAGCACGGAGACTTACCCCTTCGGTAGGATGAATTATTTGAGAACGGGGTTTTAAAGTAGCCATATTAATATGCTAAAATATTAATATTACAAACTACTTTTTATCTTTTCTCTCGTGTGGATTCCAGAGCATCTGCTCTTCTTCAATTAATTGCTTGATGAATTCATCATCTGAAATATTTACATCTTCTCCAAAAACTTCACTATATATTGATGAATTTTTATTCAAAATTCCAATGGGATTATCTGTTAATCCAGGAAATTTTGATACCATAATGTTAGCTATATATGGAGCAGGTGCTTCTTCTACTTTTACTAATTTATCTTTTTTTCTAAAAATAGATCCATTAGTATAAGACTTTTCTATTTGATCTAAAGTAATTCCAATTTTATTATTTAATAAGTTAACAGTTTTACCGGGAGGAATATTAATTCTTAAATCCCCGATAGAAACTGCTACTTTAGATCGATTATGAATTAAAAATTTCATTTAATAACGGTAACTTCAACAGCTTTTGGATTTCCGCTGTGATTTTTACCAACTTTGAAAGTTACTTCTTGATCTTTAGCTAATGTTTTAAATCCTTCACAGACAACATCTGAGAAGTGAACGAACATATCTTTTTGCTTTACTCCGTTATCTGACCATTCAATGAAGCCGTAGCCATTCTTAGGGTTGAACCAGATAACTTTTCCATTAAATTGTTTTTCCATATTCATATTCCTGTTCTTAATGAAATATGTAATTATAGCCAGATTTTATTTCATTAGTGAAATATTTTTCACTAATGAAAAAATCAGCCGGAAATTCTATATTTTGCTGGATCAAAATTTTCTGCTTGAGGTATAATAATTTGACCATTAACAATGAGTGCGCCTCTCATACCCATTAGTGTGTGTAATTCGCTAACTCCTGCAAGACCTATCTGATATCGCTCTGTAGGGTCTACGCAATTCTTTAATAAAGAATCATATTTTTTAAATATAGTCTCTACTTCAGGAACACACCCTAATAATTTAGCCATTTTAATGACTCTTGTTCGCATTTCTCTTTCTGGGACTGGTTTGCTTGTATCTTTCATTTTTTCCTTATTTTAAGCCCTTTTGGCTTTGGTTGATAGTAGGGTTTTGTTATTCCTGGAACGTTAGAAGCTCCATTTAATTCGTAAACTAAAATTCTTCCATTATTATGCGTCGATGGATAAGGTCCAATAATTTTCAGCTTGCCTGCATGAACTAAGTTGTGATGTACAGCGCAAATTACACAAAGATTCCAAATGCTGTTGTCAGTTCTTAAATCATTTTGCTCTATTATATGATGGTAATGCAAAGCTGCAGAATCAGTTATATTACATTCTGATATTTCACATTTTATTTTAGGTAATCCTTTGACATGTTTCAAGCTTTCCTTAAAACATCAACAACTTTCTTAGCTTCTTTTTTGCCATATTCTCCCCACTGAGAAATTCTCATAAAATCATGAGGAGAAAAACCGCGATATTCTAATGGGTATACAAAGTTTTTAAGAGATTTGCTAACACCTGTAGCATGTGATCCGCAAGCAGACCCTAGTCCACAATAAATATTATTATTATTTAATTTTAATAAATTAGTAATTGCATCTTTCTTATGAACAAAAGTAGTATTAGGAGAACGACAAGTATCCTCTGCTACCACGTAATAACCTAAATTTTTAAGCTCAGGTTCAATAGTAGATTGAAATTCTTGACAACGCTGGAAACGCTCTTTAAATGAAGCTAGTGCTTTTTCTAAAGCGAAGGCACTAGCCGCAACCATACAAGCATCTGGAGTGCCCGTTCGATCAGTGTAATAACGTGAGCCAGTCCCAAAAGGAATCCACCAGCTAGGATCTTTAAGATATAGAAAACCAACCCCATTCATACCTCCAAATTTATGGCAGGCGAAAGCACCTATATCTATGTCTAATTCTGTAACGTTTACGTGAACTTTTCCTAAAGATTGACTTAAATCACAAAAAATTCTATCGCTTTTGTATTTATTTACATTAAAGACAGTTCCAAATTCGTTTTGCATGTGCATTAAAATAGCACTGCCTTTTAATGGCAATCCCATGCTGTTAAATAATTTACCATTATTATTTTCAAAATAATCAAAATTATTTTTAGTTCTTAACAAATTTTTATATTTATCTACTACATCTGAAACTGCGGTATGCTCATAAGGTCCTACCCGAACATAATCTTTCTCAGGAGTCTGCTTAAAAAGCATTTCTAAGCCCCATTCGCAAGCATGAGTGCAGCCATAAGTAAAAATAATCTGACTAGAAGATGTAGCACCAATTAACTGTGCAATCTTTCCTCTGGCTTCTTCAATTAAATTAGCGGCACGTCTTCCAGGAGTAGTTAGGGAACTTGGATGACCATGACCTGAGACGGAGCTATTTAATTCTGTAAAATATTTTAATGTTTCTTTGCTGACCGGAATATGTGCATTTGCATCTAAATATAGTTCTTTCATGAGAAATAACTATATCAATTTATCTAAATTAGATCTGCCATTTTGCAGCAATTGTAATATCTGTTAATGGAGATACTCCGCATCTTGAGCCTGCATATTGAGCCCCGGTTGCATCTGGAGAACCAGTGACAACCCATGTAACATAAGTTAATGTTGGACAATCTGGATCAATAGCACGCATGGCGTAATAGGTTGTTATTCCGCCGCCGCCACCCGTGCCACCAGGATCGTCGGATTCGTGTTGAATCTGATCTTTAGCAGAGCCTGCCTCAGAATCATCTAAGTCACTTTCGAAATTAATAATGCCAAATACTGCATTGCCAGATTCAGAATCATCTAAATCATTTTCAACCGTAATGGCATTAAATCCTTGCCCAGGATAATCAGTAGATGGCATAATTATAACCTTGGAGTTGTAGTGCCATCCCAAGGCAATGAAATATCACCAAAGGATATTCTTGTTTTATTGCCTTTAGTTTGAGTGCTACTTCTGATATTTAATTCCCACATCATCATGGAACTAACTCCTTTATATCCAATAGGAGACCCTAAGCTGCTATGTCTAATCAAAACTAAAGGAAGTCGGTCATCTTTGCCACTATATACATTTGATCCTGAAGGTAAACCGCTATTATACACTTGATAATAACTTGCAGGTATTTCTACAAAGGTAGCTGGAGAACCTAAAAAGGCTTTGCATTCTGGCTGATTAGAAGATGGAAAATAACTTGCTAAATAATTTTTACTAAAGCAATCATCAGCTCTACCAATAAAAAATGCATATCTTTCACCAGTAGCTGTATCATTTGAATCCGTTCCAACTAAAGGATCCATAACTATAGCAGTAGTAGGCTGTCCACCAAATCTGTAACATGCCATCCAAAAACCATAACCATCACCGGCAGATATGTTATCATCAGCCCCGCCCTGCAAATAATAAGTTCCCGAGGAGGCAAATAATTCATCTCCTCCTGAACTCGTGCCAAATAAATTTATCTCATCTGAAGCTGTTGGCATAGTATTGCCAGATGGCGAAGTATTAAATGTTGCAGACCTAGAATATTTAATCCAAGCATGCCTATCTGATCCGGAACCTCTTTGTACACATAATTCAGAAACTCCTCCAGGAATAGATGCCCGAAACCAAGCTTGAGAATTATTATAACCAGAAGTAAAAGAGGCATTGCCAGCAGCATAAGATGATCCATCCGAAGATTCTTGAATGGTCCAGCCAGCACCCTCTAGCATTGTCATAAATTTAAACAATGCTTCGCCACCAGAGCCAGGAATTTGATTTGTAATCCAACTTGTAAATGCCATGATTTATCTCTTAAACGCTAGGTGTTGTAGTGCCATCCCAAGGTAAGGAAATATTTCCAAATACAATCCTTGTTTGACTTTCTTTTGTGTCCGCACAAGAACGAGTAATACCTTCCCACATCATTAATCTTCCCTGACCCTTGTATCCATAAGGGTAACCATTATTATTGGGCTTGGCATAAATTATAGGTATTCTATCATCTGTGCCACTGTACGAGTTAGATCCTACCTCGTTAGGAAACATAGTATTTTGACTGTTTCTATAATAATTTGCAGGAACAATAGTCCAAGTGCTTCCTAAAAATGATACGCAATTTGCATTTATATTGCTAACTGATGATACTGAAAAAGTATTGTTATCTTGAGCTGAAAGATAAAATAAATTCCGCTTTCCAGAGTCCGTATCATTTGAATCAGTCTGCAATAGTGGCTCCATAACAAAACCAGTACGAATGTTTTGAGAAAAGCCATAGCATGCCATCCAGAAACCATAACCGTTTGCATTATCTGCTCCGCCTTGCATATAATAAGTTCCACCCGTATCAAATAATGGACCGCCAGTACTATTTGAATAAAATAAATCAATCTGATCAGTTGCAGTAGGGGTAGTTGTAGCATCTCCACCAGTACTAAAACCCGAAGAAGGAGATTGCTTTATATAAGCATAATATTCAGTGGAAGAACCTCTTTGAAAAACAAGTTCATTTCCAGCAGGAGAAGTTAATCGTATCCAAGCCGATGAATTATTGAATCCTCCAGCCCCAGACCCGCCAGTAGTAATACCATCTACACCTGCAGAATTATTTAAATATGTAGTGCCATCAGAATATCCATTTACGGTCCATCCTGCACCCTTTAACATCTCTTTTAAATTATAAAGAGATTCCCCGCCGCTTGCAGGAGTTTGATTCGTAATCCAACTTGTAAATGCCATCTGTTTTCCTTTAAACTTTTCTTAGCTCTTAATTATTCTCAATTATTATATATCAAGTGTAATTAAAAATTATTTCTGCCATTTTGCAAATTGCTCGATCCGTAGCCCCAGGAGAACCAGGTGCCGATATCCGCAATTGCAATTCATAATTCTGCGGTCCATTTACCAAATCAGGCGCACTTCCCACCGTTAATGCCGCCGTCAATAAATCTGGACTGTTTGAACTCGTCGTCAACGTCGATCCGCTTACCGCAGTCCCTGTATCCAAATTATATAATCGAATCTCTGCAGTTACCCCAGTAGTAGCCTCCACTAATGCACGAAACTCTACCGATAATGCAATTGCCGAATTACCACTGAATATTGCACTTGGGTCCAATTCCCTTGCTCCCAAACCAGCAAATACAGAACTGTCAGCTGTCTGTACTCCAGTCAATAATGTATAAGGTATTGACATGGGCAATAATGAAATTACCCCATATCCATCTGATAAAATAGCAGGCGAACCAGATGGCGCTTGATACTTCAACTCTCCCGTAACACTATCTATAAATACTGCCGACATATTTTCCTTTTACCTATGCCGAATTATTATCTAAATTTTTACCGTATAATCCGCTAATATGCTATTAAATAACGATGGTGTAAATGATTTGAAAAATATCGTATCATACCCAGTTCCCGCCCCACCACTCTCCGATATATCATAATCTAAATCCGGATCCATTCCCCTACCATTGTGCCGTATCCTAATTCTATAAGTGGATCCCAAATATGTTCCATTTATAAACTTCTCAGGTGTCATAAATATTCTGTTAACACCGTCTCTAGCACCCAATAACATCACGTTCTCCCGAACAATTACATTCCCCGCACCGCCCAATGCAATGTTCGGATCCAATTGTTCAATTCCAATCTCTAATCCTTTAATAACTCCAGCATTTTTCAAAAATTGCTTTTGCTCATTATTGAATTGCAATAAATCAATGTCACTCTGCACTACCTCAATCTCTTTATTCTTAATCTTCATCATCAATTCGCCCTTCAATAATGAATGACGAATATCCGCCTCAGATACATATGGAATTGCCAATAAATCCCGAGTCTGCTGATTAGCTATCGGGTAACGAAATACCTGAATCCGTTTTCCACGAGGAGCTATGTTCTTAACTACAAAACATGTAGAAGAATTTTTCTCAAACTCCGTAGTGCGATGTACTCCAGACATATCTTAACTATATCAATCTAATACCGTGTCTTTAATCGTAATCGTAATCGTCCTCTCTACCGTCTTCTCACCCTCTCTTCTAATATTGTTGTTTCCAAATATCGCATTGACTATCGACTCTTGAGTAATACCACCATTACCATCTTTAACTACCACTTTCTCAGGCTCTCGCTTTACCATCTCCTTCAAAAAAGAACCTTTCTTAAGTAACTTCTCATCTTTCTTCAAAATTACCCCACTCAATTCTTCCGAAGACATCTTGGCAATATCATCCAAACTTAATCGATATCGCAAATCCAAGATCTGTGATAAATATTCTATCTGAGGACGAAATACCTCTACATCAGATTCTTTAACGACCAATGCCTTGTTTAAATTATCCAATAAAACTCTGGCATAACTATCATGCCAGTCCGTATCTGCTCCATATTTGCTCTTAATGTCATTTAATGGAGCAATTAATCTTGCTAAAATTTCAATCTTTTTCTCATCATCTCGGTTTAAAAATTCTTCCGAACGATGATAATGCTGAAGTCCCGCCCGTGGATTTCTCTCCGTTTCAGAATTAAATTTGCGAGTATCAAATGCTACCTTCTTAATTCCTACAGATTCCAATGCCGTGCGGTAAAATACCAATCTGGCAGAATTTTCTACCATCAAATCTTCGCGAGTGTCATTTACCTTGTATTGTATGGATTCGGGTACAACGCGACTCTCAACGGAAAAATTAAAATCTTCCGCCAATTTTGTCAAAATATTAATCTTGCCTTTTAAATTCAACATCTCACAATAATACTATATTATTAGCCAAATGTAAAACTAAATATTTGTGCATTAATTTAATTCCACTTGACATCTTCAAGCCGCTTGCTATATTCAAATTATATCTATTTGAATTGGAAATTACTACCGTGAAAAAATTACCTCAAGAAACTATCCAAGAAGTCATTAGCCTCTATCAGTCCGGCATCCCTCCAAAAGAAATCGGAGAGAAATTAGGCATTTACAATAATTCCGTGACCCGCCTCCTTAGAAAACATGGCGTGGAACGTACCCAAGCCGCCCCCAGAGTCTCGCCCGAACATACTCAATATATTATCCAAAAATATCAAGAAGGCGTTTCTTCGGAAATTCTTGCAAAAGAACTTAATATCAATAGTTCTACCGTTTTAAGAATCCTTAAAAGAAATAATATCGCCATTCGCAGCGATTCTGAATCCAAAAGAATATATCCACTTAACGAAAATTTCTTAGATCATATTGACTCCGAAGAAAAAGCTTATTTTCTAGGATTAATGTGGTCGGATGGTAATATTTCTAAAAAAGGAAATGACATCAGCATTCGCCTCCTTGCCAAAGATCAAGATATTTTAAAACAATTATCCGTTCTTTTCTATGGGCAAGATCGTGTCATCATCGCCAAAGATGGAAACAATAAAGAAATTGCTACATTTAGAATGTGCTCTCAGAAGTTAAAACAACGTCTGGGAGAACTCGGCTGCCATCCAAACAAAACTTTCACCAATAAATATCCAGTTGACTTAGACCCTTCTTTAGATAGACACTTTATTAGAGGCGTGATCGATGGAGATGGATCGGTATTGGATTATGATAGTCCAATTATTATGATAGTTGGAACAGACGAATTTCTATGCAAAATAGCAGAAATTATTGAAAAAGAAGTAAACTTTAAGCCTTATATTTTTAAAGCATCAAGACATAGAGAAAAAGATGTAAATATAAGCTGCCTTTCATATAAAGGTTTTAAAAAATTTAAACAAGTTTCTGATTGGATTTATGACGGCTGCACAATTAAACTAGAAAGAAAATATCAAAATTATCTTTCAGCCCGAGAAAAAGAATCAGATAAACTATTCTCTGTAGAAGAAGAAAAAGAAATAATTAAACAATTTATTTCAGAAAAATCATTTGGTGAAATATCCAGAGAAAATAATGAACATTATTCCAATATTAAAAAAATTACTCAAAGAAATGTTCCCTTCAACTATGGGTCTACAGATATTATCAATTATAAAGATCAACTCTTAACAAAAGAATATATTCTATCTTTAACTCTAGAAGAAAAACAAAAAGTTAAAGAATATCTTTTTCACTATTTTCGAGGTTACGGATTCCCTTACCCAAAACATTCAAATTTTGAGCTGTATGATGACTGGCAAACCATCAAAAATTTTGATTCATCCTCTGTCATAGATGGAAATAAATTAAAAACTAAAAATTATACAGGTAATAAATTAACAAAACATTTCTTCGAAAATTTCTACCAAGTATCTTTCGATAAAAATAAATCCATGTTAGATGCTTTTAATAACGATGAGCTTCTAAATAAAGTTTTAGAAAATAGACTTGGAATCTCTTATAAAGAAACTTTTAATATGTCAGGCGCTATGCTTAGACAAGGATTAAGAAATTCTAGAGCAGCTACCCCTGCTAGTATGTTTATGGCTACCGTAGCTAAATATATTTATGATACTTACGCAGAGCCAGAAGGAATTGTATATGATTACTCCGCTGGATTCGGTCAGCGTTTAGTAGGAGCTATGGCTTCTAAAAATAATTTAAAATACCTTGGAGCAGAACCTTGGACAGAATCATTTGAAAATTTAAATTTCTTGTATAAATCTATCTTTCAACATCATCGTTGCAATTTGCATAATATCGGATCTGAAAACTTCTACCAAGAAGAATTTAATGAAAAAATTTGCCTTGCCTTTAGCTCTCCGCCATATTTTGATACGGAAATTTATTGTAATGAATCCACTCAATGCAACTTAGGTTCTTATCAAGATTATTTGTCCTATTGGGATAAAACCTGTCAAAATATATTTAAAATGTTAAAATCAAATGGATGTTTTATTGTAAATATTTCAGAAAAATATAAATATGATTTAGCTATGATTGCTTCAAAATATTTTAATCACGATCATGATTTGTACTTAAGCTATGGAACAGAAGGAAATTCTAAAAATGAACCTATAATTGTCATGCGAAAAAAATAAAAGAGACGCTGGATTTCTCCAGCGCCCCTTTACAGCTTAATTAACTCGTGTCATGCTAGGTTCGCTAGCAGGCACAATGTTAATTAGGGTTCATCAGCCAGCTGCGACTGATTTGCGACCAGCAGCTACGCCACGGGGGACGAGGATGCCGATGCCGATTTCTTCTGAAACAACCCAGCCGAGGCTGAGGCGCTTGGGTTCATCGGCGGGGAGAACTTCGATGTCTTGACGGACTGGCATGACGCCGACGAACTCTGGATCTGCGCAAGCGTAAACTGTGCCGACTGGAACAATTTTGCTGACCATGATGTCTGCGCCCCAGATGCGAGCGTAGAGACCGGTTTGGAGGATTTCGCGTTGGGTGACGGGATCGATTTCACCGCCGCCTGCGCCTTGACCGCCACCGGATGCCCATTTGAGGATATCGGTGAATTCTTTGATGTTCATGAAGTATTTGCTGGTTACGAGGTCCCATTTGTCAACTTCTGCTTTGAGTTCGAGAAGGTCGGCTTTGAGGAGACCGGTATCAGCAATGTCTTGGAGGGTGTTTTCGACGCTTGCAGCTGCATCAAGGGCTGCGAAGACGTTGGCGTCTTCTTGAGCCATGATTTCTTGACGAGCTTTTTGGACTGCACGGTCGATAACGTTGAAGCGACGGCGACGTACTTCAGCGATACGGACGGTGGGGTTTGAAGCAAGTTCGAAAGTGGGAACGGTTACTGATTCACCGAAGATACGTGATTCGGGAGGTGAACCGTTGCTTGAAACTACAACAGCGGTTACGTCGATATCACGGTGGTAAACGGGGAGTGCGCCTTGGGGTACAAGGTAATTGTTAAATCACATTTTGTGATTGATAAGTCATTTCTGCTTATCTCTTCATATTCCTATGAAGTTCAGACTGTATCATCATCCTTTTGGGATGTTTGGCATTCTAGTCGTTGAGGAGCGGTAATTAATAGATTTTGTATTTCATACAATCTATAAAATACTCTTCGGTTAATCTGCTTAACTTTAAAGTATTTTCTTTATTAATGGATAGGTAGCAGTAAATTTTATCATTTCTTTTATATCTACAAATTTTAGATTTGATACCAAA